GGTTTAACCAAGGCATTTACCTTCCCAGTGTAGATAAGCTGGGGGCCGGTGATGTGATCGTCTATGTTGACACATCAGGCTCTGTATCAGGCGATGAGTTGTCTCACTTCCTTGGTGAGATGAACGCCATTACCGAAGATCAGAAGCCTCGTTCTGTTACAGTCATTACTTGTGACACGCAGGTTCGCACTGTTCATCGTTATGAGCAAGGCGATGTGATTGAGAAGATCACAGTTGCTGGGCGTGGCGGCACTAGGGTCACCCCAGTGTTTGACTACATCGAAGACAAGCAGTTGCCTTGCGACAACTTTGTCGGGCTTACTGACTTGGGAATATCTGACTTCCCCGATGCACCGGATTACCCAGTGCTTTGGGTTTCAACCGACATTGGCTCCGATACCGCACCTTGGGGTGAGGTTGCCATTCTTAAAATGGGAGATTGATTATGACTTACACAGTCAAAGAGCATAAGTCTCTGTCGTTCGCGGCAGAGCAAATCGCCAAGGCTAGAAAGGAGTGGGGTGCGCCTCACTCCTATGTCAAAGGCATAGCGAAACAACAAACCTATTCGATGCCAGAAGATGCTAAGGATTTTAAAGATAATATTAATAACCTTAGCACCAGTCTTCGTAGAGCCTTTGAAGAGAATATAGACTATCTCTGTCGTCATATTCGTAAGGTTCGCTTGGAGCGCAACAAGCGTGAGGCTTATGACCCGATTGGTAAGGTTGGCGGCATGGGTGTTGCGTACGCATCTCGCGCACTTGAATATATATATCAGCGCACACGCACTCAGGTCGATCTATGCAAACCTTCTGATGGTCAGAAGGTTGGTGTCGAGAACGAGGGCAAGTCTTACTGGGAAAAGGTCTATGTCACTATCGGCGTAGGCTGGAAAAAGCTGGTGCATGATCGTGGTCTGGCTGTTATCAACTCATCCGCTGGCTTGCGCTTTGTGCTGACTGCAAAGCCTCGCACCTTCAGTCATATCGATGATGATATGACCAGAGTTTTTGAGGTCAAGTTAGTCGGCATTAAGAAAAAGACTGGCTTCACAGAAGATGGCTGGTTGATGGTACATGGTCAGTCGAGTGGTGATGCACCAGTTTACGACTACAGGCACGATAACAAGCTGGACGCTACCAACAACGTCCACGCATTCCATCGTTCACTTGGTGACTGTAAGAAGCTTTTTGATCGCAGGGTCAAGGCTCATGTCCTCAAGGAGTTGGACAACGTGTAACATATCGGGGCGGCACTGCCGCCCCATAACTTGGGAGAGTTATTATGGAAGAACATTTCTTTTGGGTCACGATGATATTTTTATCGTCATGCCTGTTTTCGGCTTTTGTATTTCACTGCATAGCCATTTTCAACTTTAAAGGAGAGTGAAGATGATTAATCATAGCAACGCACCAAAATTTGGTTATGCTGGATATGAATACAGGCCAGCTATTGAACATGAGGATGAAGAGGGTATCCGCAAGGCTACCCACTTTGTCTACCTTAACTGTGATGAAGAACCAGCCTTTGTCATCGATGCCAGCCCATACACTTGGTTGACATTGGGAGAGTTTCAATATCACGTTGATATGAGACAAGGCGGTGTCGAGAAACTTACTGAAGATCAGGTGCTGCATAAGTTCCCAGAACTGTACGGCGGTTATTCTTGTGTGATTGAACTCATCACAGAACTTGCAAATGGTGACTTAGATCCAGTTGAGTTTCGCAAGTTTGTTCTAACAGAGGAGACTGATGATGCTTAGGTGGTGTTTTGTTTTCATGCTTGGTATCATGACCTGCATGGCAGGTGTGGAGTTTATCGAAAACCCAGTCAACAATATTTTTGTCGGCATCATTGTTTTATATTCTGGTGTCTTCATATTTGCGGTTGCTGGGATTAAGCTGTTGCAAAGGAGCGATTGGTAATGAATATAGAAAAAGCCAAGAAAGCCTACATGGAAGAATGCAACAAACTTGGCACGATGCCTCGTTTCGTTTCTTACATGACCTATGACCAATACAGTGAGCAATACACCATTGGTAACACAACCGATGGTGACGTTGCTGACTTACAGCCAAATGGTTTCGTTCTGAGAATGCATTGGAACGCACCCAAACAATGAGGGGTGGTTGAACGGTTGTAGAGGAAACCGCAAGCGTAACACGCCCCCTCAATCTCTAGCGTGTTACGCACCTCTCCAGTTTCGGTGGGTGCAACTCCAAGCGGTACTGAGAGTGACCGGACGCCAGACTTACTGCGCTATGCGTTAAGCCCTCGCACCCTACGCATAACAGGGGTAAGTAAGTTAACTCTTGAAATGAAAAGGGGTGACCTTTCGGGGTCACCCCTAGTGTACTTGGGAGGAAATCATAATAAATCATGACTTTGAAAAAAAGTTACATGTAACCTTTCGATAGGTCAACTACTATCATCAGTTCCAATTTTATTTAATTCTCCTGCTATCTCTGCCATCACGGCAGAATATCCTGCCTTATCAACGAGACTATCCCAATGCTCAGGCGTGGTGCAAAGCCTCGCCGTTTTAACAGCATCCATGCATAGCGCCGCTTGCAGTGGTGTTATGTCAGTGTCGAGTATGACGCTCCACAGTCTCGCAATCCTAGAAAAATTATCAAAAGGGGTTCCATACCTCTCGCCCCTCTCGTCAATCTTCCCTTTGGCTTCTTCTAATAATTCCTTGCCCAGCCTGTCCATCAGAACGGTGTTTCGTATTCTGGCTCTGTCAGATCAGCGAATGGATCATCACGCTCTGCCGTGTATGTCGATGTGACAGGATTAAAAAACAGGCTCGTCTTGCCCTGTTGTCCCACCCATGAAAAGCGGCACTTCCAGATATGCACTTCACTTTCGTTGCACTCTGGGTCTGGCCTATGCACGGTCAGACCGACATCAGCCTTTGCAAACCATGCCGCACTTCCCGAAATATCATACCCTTTTGGCGGCGGAATATTGCCGTTAGCATCACGCATCATTTTTGTCGGATGCGCTACGAACCAGAGATGGATGCCGTGCGACTGGGCAAACACCCTCAGCTTTGTCAGCATGTCGGATATCCAGTCGGTCTCTGAGATGTCTCTGTTTTTGGTTATGTAGTTGTACGGATCGATGATCGCGCCTTTGATACCGTTCCGCATCACTGCAATCTTTAATCTTTCGATGATACCGTCCACCGTAGCCATCGAACCGTCTGCCTGATATACGAACGAAAAGTGTTTCTGAATAAATGACTTACCCTGTTCCAATTCACCTTTGGTCATTCTTGGCGTCATGCCCTCAAAAAATGGCTTCTCAAAATATTTCGATATCAACTTGGCTATGTGCAATCGTGGTTCGTTCTCAAATGAGCAGATGCCAAACTTCCAATCGTGATTAACGGCTAGGTTTACCATCAACTGATCAATCAGTTCTGACTTGCCACATGAGGGATGCCCAGTGACCACGGTAAGTTGCCCCTCGACTACGCTGTATAATTCGTCAAGGTTTGGGTAGCCCGTTCCGATCCCCTTAGCCATTCCCTTCTCATAAATCTCATCCAGTTCCTGATAGAAATGCGCGGCATCGTAAAGACCCGCGACAGGCCAAGGCTTGCAAAATGCCGTGATGTCATTCAGCTTTTTCTTGCCGTGTTTGATAAGAACGTCATTAGCGTCCTTGCAGTCTTCTGGATATTCGATCTTCCAGCATCTGTCACGCCCAATGCGTCTGGCTATTTCTTCTGCCATAGCCTGACCAGCACTGTCTGAGTCGGTGGCAATTATAACTTTATTGGCTTGCTCAATTTCGTGTTTAGCCGCCCATAAAAATTTAAATTTATTATCTTCCTCCGGGGTAATGTCGTTATCGACAACTTTCATAACAGCGCCGTTAGGAACCGAAACCACGGAGTTCCATCCTGCCTCGACAAAAGAGCAAGCGTCTATCTCGCCCTCACAGATAATTAAATCTCCATCAGCCTCCACATTATCAATATTAAAAAATGATTGTGGACTGCCGTTGCATGAAAATCCTTTGTCACACAAACTACGGATCTTGGCTGCGTAATGCTGTCCCTGATTTTTGTATGGGAAAACCACGCACTCTGTTTCTTTATCGACAGAGCGTATATAGGTTTTCGATGTTTTGAGTTCTAATTTTAATGCAGTGTCTTTTGATATGCCGCGAGACTTCAGCCAAGCTATTGAATTTGCAGAAAGTTCCATGTAACTTTCTTTTGGTACAACTCTCAACTGCTGTCTCCTCACCTGAGCCTCTGGCTTTTCTAATCTTATTTTTCCTGTCTCTTCACAGTGATGACAATGATATAAAACTTGATCGCTCTCGACATTTATGGACAGGTCTCTCATACCCTTCTTTTTTCGTGAAGAGGAGCATGACGGACATTGAACTCTGTGTTGCCCAGAGCCAAGTTTATACGCGGTACTAATAAGGGAATTTTCTAGTTTCATGATTAGGTTCCTCCAAGAACACATAAACCATATTCATCTGGAGACACCATGTCAATAATACTATTTGTAGATGTATATTATAATATATTATTATTATAATATATTATGATTATAATATACTATCTATCTAACAACTGTTTTATTTCCC